GGAGACTCATAAATAGCTTCTATGTTTGCACTATCAAAACTATTTCCATTTTCCATTCTATACACATAACCATCGTCGTTAGCAAATACAATACGTTCATCTACACTAAACATAGCACTATCTGCTACATGTGCTTGTATTCCTTTTAGTGTACCCCAGTTTATACCTTCAGCACCCTGTGCTGCAAACTTAGTAGCTGACAAACCTGCTGATGTAGAGTCAGATTCTGTTTGCCTGTACGAGAATATTCTGTACTGTGCTTTTTCACGAATGACTGTAGAACAAAAATTAGTAGTACCTGCTTTAAAATCGTTAAATGTTCTTTGTATTCTATCAGATGGAATTTGCAAAGAAAAGTCACCAATACGATCTGTAGCACTTAATAGCCGTAGACCATCTGGACCTAAATAAATTACATCACCACCAAATTCCTGTATAGTATCTCCGTCAATACAACCTACATCTTCAGTAATAGGTTTATTTAACATATCAGCTTCACTAGTTCCCGTAATAACCCGTATAGATTTTTCAGTAAAAACTAACAACTGATCACGAAATACTTTTAGTCCAGTTATATCAGCATCAAAACTATCTACACCACTACCTAAGTTACCAAATGTACCAACCGTATCAGGGTCAGTAAATGATAGTAAGTTATCCTTGGCATAAAACATTCTATTCATAAAAAATGCTACATGTTTAGCAGCTTGAATATCTGTAGGTGTAGTAAGTTCTGCCCATGTATTACTATTTTTATTATACGTCATAGGGTAATTAACCCCATCAACAAAAACAATATATTCTGTACTTCCTAGTTTAGCTTCTGTGTGCCTTATTTTTAAACTATTAGAAGATGTTGTTTTAGTTTCAAAAGTCCAAGATGATCCTGTACTACTGTAGTATGCTGTTTTACCTATGTCTCCAGCAACCAAATCTGAACTATATGCACTTACAGCAGCAGCATTTATTTTTCTAGCTGCAATAACATTAGAAACTGTTTCTAACTTTACTGTAAGTATTTCATCTTCACCTGCAACTGCAGTATCACTGTGTTTAGTGTAGCCTAAAACTTTACTGTAGCCACCCTCTTTGTTATTTTCAAAGTTTTGTAATACTGTAGCAGAACCAACAGCATTTGTACCTTGCTGCAATGGGGTTAAGTTAGATATTAACCCACCCCTAAACTCTACAGGAAATGTTTGCCATGCTGTGGGCATTATAGTACCTTTGTATTAATAGTCGTTCTATTGTCAATACGTGTATCTCTTACATAATCCATTCTATTTATGTGTAGACTACGTAATTGTTTTATTCCTAATTGAAACTTTTGTAATGCTAATTGTGATTCTTGTGTGTTTCCTCTAAACTTATATACATAATACATAGCACCATCTAGAATAACATACCTATATTGTTCTGGTAGTCTAGGGACATCTGAATGTAATTCTAAATCATACGTTGTTGCATAGTATTCATATATAACCTCATATGCTTTATCTGGTGATGGTACAAATAAAATTTCTCTGCTAGGTGCTCTTACAACATGAGTTGGTACAGCACGTATACCTGTATCCGTATTATACTCATAGTCAGAATACTTTGCAATATATTCTTCATACGACATTATCTTTAATTTTCTAGTATCTACACCTAAAGAATTATTACGTTTTAATCTAACTGTATTAAAGTTTACTGTTTTAGCATCGTAAGGATAGCTGTATCTAACTTCACCTGCAACTAAAATCTCTTCTTCTTCTACATGATTCCAAGGCCATTCATATTCTTCTTGGTTAATATGCCTAATAGATGCATTGATAGAATCTTTTGCAAAACTATAATACCCTGTAGTAGCTGCAAAATTATTGGCAGTTAATTCTACTTCGTTTAACCGTCTATTTACATCATTAACTAAACTTAAAAAATTATATGCCATTACTATTTCTCTCTAATCCGTAAAAATATAGAACGTTCATACGTAAGGCCACCTGCTGTACTTACACGACATGTAACTTTGTATCTAATGTTTGCAGTACCTAAACCTAATTGTGCAGTAGCAACTGTTGCTGTATTAGTTTGTGCAACTAACTGTAGTCCATTTACAGTTTCACCACCTGCTATTGCAGTTTTAACACCACTAGAATTATCAACAAACCAACTAACAGTACTTATGGTGTCGGTATTTAAAAACCTAGACCAATCTACACTGTAGTCGATAACTTCATCAGGGTCTTTATCGGGCCATTTATATGACATTTATTTATCCTTTAAGCAGCAATATATACTATATTATCTCTATCTTGTTTTTCTATGTACACTGTAAAGTTAACAGGCTCTACCACATAAACAGTATTTCTTCTGTCTTGCTCTACTAAGTGTATCACATTATTTTCTTCAATTACGTGTGCTTTAGTTTGCCTATCTTGTTCTACTAAATAAACAGTATTTTCTTTTGAGTAGCTATCTGGATCATATACAAATATTTCAGTAGATACTGTAACTGTATTAGTATTTATAGACAGTCCTGTAATACTAAACGTTACTTCTCTTGCAATGTTTAGATCAGCACTCTGACCAGTTAACGTAAACGAACCCTGACCAATAGAAAGATTGTTTGCTATAAGCCTTGCATTTTGACCTGTTAATACAAAGCTACCTTGGTCTATAACATTAGATATACTTTTCAGTACATCTTGACCTGTAAATGTAAACGATCCTTGGTCTGCTACAACGGTTACATTTTTTACAAATGTTACGTCTTGTCCTGTTAGTGTAAACGAGCCATTAGAAAGAACAATATTATTGTCTATTAAGTTTACATCTTGTCCAGTAAGTACAAAAGACCCGTGTTCAATTTGTAAATTATTATTAACAAGTCCTACATCTTGACCTGTTAATGTAAATGATCCATTAGCTAACTGGATATTATTGTTTATAATGTTTACATTTTGACCCGTTAAGGTAAAGGAACCTTGATCTAAAACAAAAGATCGGGTTGAGTTTAATGTTACATCTTGTCCACTAAGAGTAAATGACCCTTGGTTAGCTGCTAGATTATTTGCTATTAACCGTACATCATTACCTGTCAGTATAAATGTACCGGGATTAAGTGCTCTATTATTAGCTACGACACCAACGGTTTGTCCAGCAAATGTGTACGAACCTTGATTTAATTCTTTAGATATACCCTTTGTTACATCTTGTCCACTAAGGGTAAATGATCCTTGACCAATAGAAATGTTATTATTAACAAGTCCTACATTTTGCCCTGTAAGGGTAAAAGAACCAGAATTTAAAGCTATATTATTAGCTACTAAACCAACGTCTTGTCCAGTTAGTGTAAACGAACCGTTGTTTAAAGTTATATTATTGGCTACTAACCCTACATCTTGCCCTGTAAGACTAAATGATCCTTGGCCTATATCAAGATTGTTTGCAACTAAACCAACATTTTGACCAGTTAGTGTAAATGAACCTTGACCTGCTGAAACAATTATATTTCTTGTAAGTGTTACATCTTGCCCTGTAAGGGTAAATGATCCTTGGCCTATACTTAAATTGTTTGCAACTAAACCTACAGACTGACCAGTTAGTGTAAATGAGCCTTGTCCTACGGCAATATTATTAGCTACAAGACCTACATCATTACCTGTTAGTGTAAATGTGCCGGGATTTAATGCCCTATTATTAGCTACGACACCGACAGTTTGCCCTGCAAATGTAAATGATCCTTGACCTAAATCAAGGCTATACTCTACAACACTTACACCATCATCTGAAAAAGGTAAGGTGGATAATGGTGCAAAACCTAACATTTAAACCTCGTTATCGTACCAATCTTGTACCGTTTCTGTTGATACGTTATATGCGTCTGCAAACCACTCAAGTTGCTCAGTAGTCAAAGTTTTACAGTGAACTGTTTTAATATTATCTAAAATAGCTAGAGCTTCTTCTTTACTTCCCGTTTCAAATTCAAGCATTTTAACTCTCCACCCAATACATTTGAACTTCACCAGCATTTGCTGGTGTTGTGCTGTACAAAGCATACGAAAAACTACAAGTTGGTGATGATGCGTATGTCATTTCTTCTGTCCTTAACATGCCGTTTTTACCAGCCGAAAGGGTTGCACCAGAACTTTCATAATAAACAAAGGTATTACCTGAATCAGCAATACCTGTCCCAGATGAAGCAGGGGCTGTATTTAAAGTATTCCATATACTGCTACTTGTACCAGTTGTTATTTGTGTAAATGTACGGCTATCGTATTCAGCTTTTATAAGTGGAACAGTGGAAGTTGTACTATCAACAAAAGAACTATCAGCAGCCGTTCCCTCAAAGACAGCATTTAAAGCTGCACCCGTATTGGGAATATTACCATCTGCATCACCACCTACAGCAACTCCAAAATCAAAATCATTCATTTGAAAGTCTGATTGAAACCCAGTGACTTGACGTATTAACCATAGCCATCTGCCTGTGCTTGCACCTACTCCCGAAACTGTAACAGTGCCAGATGCTTGCCAACTTGTTCCTGTGCTTGTGTCTGCTGGATGACTCCAACTAGCAGTAAATAAATTTAAAGGTGTTGGGGCAGTGCTTTTTACTTTTCTCATATACTGTGCATTTATTGTAAGCAGTGACCCTCTATTGGTCTGCCCTGCCATAGCAGCCGTAGGGTCTTGGAGAATGTTTGTATCATTCCCACCAATAATTCCACGAAAATATGAAAACTCTCTGCCCATATTATGTCATATTCTCATAAGATAAAAATAAATCTATTGAGGTAGCTGCTGAAGCAAGTGCAGAAAAAGTATCTGATTCAGTCAATACAACAGGTGCATCTTTTGTTATAAGTTGAAGTGTACTGTCTGGTGGAATATCTACCTGATAAGCTAAATTATAATCCGTACTATTCCTATTTACAATTACTGTTGCAGAAACAGTTGCTGCTGATTTGTTTGCTAAATATACTGAAATAATTTTTAGTACTTTATCAGATGGGCAATTTAAAAAAGTTGTTGAACTTGTTCCTAAAGTAGCTGCACTATTTTCTAGTATGATACTTGTTAAATTTAAAAGATTTGGGTTTGCCATTTTATTATCCTAATACTGATGCAAGAGCTACAGCATGTGCTCTGGTTGCTATCGTACCACTTTCATTTGGAAGATTAAGAGTATTGTCTTGAGTTGGGTCTACAACGTCTAAGGTTGTTTCAAAAGCATCTGCCGTTGATCCTTCAAAAGCAATAGGTTTTAAAAATAGTGTGTGATCTGCATCACCATCTATTTCAAAATAATCTACATATGAACCACCACGGCTTACACTAAATCGCAAGATACCATCTTCAGCAGTATCTGTTACATCCTGCATAATCCCCGTAATTTTTGCATAACCATGATTATTACCAGCACTATCGTTTCCTTGGAATATAAACAAAGCAATAGCATCATTATTAGCAACAGTATCTTGCTCTTTATCAAGAATAAAACTTAATCCAAAGTCATCAAAAGTTGTATTGCTTCCGTAATCGGCTGTATATGTAACACTACCAAGTGCTCCAACATATAAGTTATGATTATAAGCAACATTGGTAGGGTGTGTTGTTGGATTTAATTCTGGTTGGTATAAATTAACTAAAGAAAAAGAATTACCTAATCTTACAGGTGATATTTCTAAAGTTTCTTCACCTGAAGCATCACCATTTCTAAATACAATGTATGGTGTATCAAGGTGTATATTGCTGTTACCTTTAATGTTAAGGCCAAAATTGTTGATATTTTGTGTAAACTCGTCAAAAATTTTAGAGCTACCAGCAAAGTTAAATAATATTTCTGGACTTTTGCCGTAAGCATCTGGGCCAGATGGTCTTTTAAAATGTAAAGCATTAGCAGACTTATCAAACAAAATAGTTTTATTGGCGTCAGATGTCTCAAAAGTTAAGTCACCAAGACTGTCAAGCAACACAACCGTTCCATCACTATCGGGAAGGGTAATTGTTCGATCTGCCGTAGGATCAGTCGCAACCACAGAAGTTTCGAAAGTATCGGCTGTTGATCCCTCAAATAATAAACCACTCCCACCAGCATTCGGAATGTAAACCGTTGGAGCTTGAACACTTAAAAACTGTACTATGCCAGTAGTGCTTAAATCTTGATCTATTGCTTTAACAGCCGCCTCATAAGCAAGTTCACTGTCCATTAAAGCACCAGCAGCTTGTACGTTTGTAGCATCTGTTACGTCTGCACCTGCTTCAATACCATCTAATTTAGTACCATCTGTTGCAACGTCACGTCCATCAACAGTACCAGAAACCGTAATGTTACCAGTTACATCTACACCGCCTGTTTTTGTTGCAAGTTTTTCTGAACCATAATAATATAGTTGAGCTTCTCCTGTTAAACCTTCACCTCTAAAGTAGTTAGTAACACCACCAGAACCATCATCACTACGTAAAATAATATCATTGTTATCATCATATTGAACAATAAAAAAAGGACCGTTAGTATTTCCTATAAGACCATTACTATTGTTGTGACGAATTTGCAGATCACTATCTGTACCAAGATAAAGGTTTACACTATCATTAAATGTAACATCACCCGTAAATGTACCACCAGCTTTTGGCATTGCATTGTTTGCTGTTGTTGTCGTCGTTGTAAGAACACCATCACGAGTCGCAATGTCAACACCGTCTACAGTGCCACCAACAGTAATATTATTACCAATGGCTACATTATTACTTGCATCTTCAAAGATAGCTTTATCTGCAGGTAAAGTAACAAATATATCTTTTGTGCCAGCACTCCAGACTACAGCACTACCACTATTGGAGCTTTGAAGAATAGTAGTTCTAGCTAGAGTGTCAGTAGAAGAGGCATATGTTCCAATACCTATTTCAAAATCTGTACCATCTGTACAAGCATAGTACGTTGTATTACCATTACCTACAGTACTAGAAAAGGTTTGAAAACCTGTTTCGGCACCTAGTAGATTATAGGCACTAGTACCATCTGCTGTATCAGTGGTTTCTTTTACTCTATCAGCTACTATAAGAGCCATTAATTAAACCTTTATGCTATCTGCAAAAGACCATTTGTCTCATCAAAGTTCAGTGTAAACGTATCACCTGAAGCAAGTGTAATGGTAGAAACATTATCAAAATAACATACAAGTGGATCACCTGTTACAGTATCATCATAAATATAAACATATTGAAATGGTCCAACCGTACCTGAAGCAGTCATTGTTTTATCTTGGATAACAAGTTTATACGTGCCACCAGATTGTGCTGAACTTGTTGTTACTAGAGTAACACTATCTAAATTAGCTGGAGCACCAGATGCTAAAGTAAGATCACTTAGTGTAGCAAAGGAACCACTATGTGCTGTATTTGTTAGTGCAACTTTAAAAGTATCAGAACCTAAGTTTGCTCCCTCAACTGCATACTCAATAAAAGTGTTAATTTTGTTAAACGTAGCCATTTATACCTCCTATGTAATACGAATTATGGCATTAGATGCATTTGCTGTTGGTAATGTTATCACTAAATCACCATTAACACAAGTCTCAGTACCACCAAAACTTATTACAGCAATAGCTTTATTTGATTTCGATGTGTTGTACAGTATACATCCTATCGAAGATAGTGTAACAGATGAAAAAGTAATGTCATCAAAGTCTACCGTTGCTGTAGACCCATCTAATGCTATTGATGGAGTTGTAAGCTCTACACCACCTGATGTATAAAAAGAACCCACTGCCTCATCAGAGTTATCCGTTACATTGGCAAAATTAGTTGTGGCTGCACCGTAAGTTCCCGAAGGAGAAACTTTTATTAGTGCAGCCTTGATTATATCTGTATCTAAATCATGCGTTCCCTCAAGCAGTTCTTTTTTAAAACTGTTGCAAACGGCTGTTGTAATAGACATAGATAAACCTTTTTATTATTATAAAGGGCCAGTATTTAACCAGCCCTTTAATGTTTTATTTATGCAAGTGCATCACGTGCTACTTCTGCAGCAGACATTTCTCCTACAGAGCTAACGTCTAGCAGACATGCATATACACGAAGTTCACCTGCCGTAAATGATGCTCCTGAACCAGCAAGAGTAACATCTAACGTGTCAGCAGAAGTAAGAACTACATCACCAGCAACGGTGGCTGAAGGAGCATAAGCACCATCAGAAGCACCGTCAATGTCAAATGCAGCTACATACTCATCTGCATCTGCCCCTGTACCCAGAGTAGCAGTTGCATCTGTACCCGTATTCATTGTAGCACTAGACACTACTTGAAGACCAGCAGCAATAATTTTTGTATTAGCTGGAATAGTAAGTGCTTGCACCACATCACCAACAGCAATACTATTGGCAGTCAAGTCAATGTTTTGCTCAATGTAATACGGTTGCCGACCACGGGCAGAACTCCCGTGTGCAGCAGCTAAAGTTGCAGTAATAGTCGCCATTGTCTATTCCTCCCTTTATGCCAAGTTGTATGCTGCAGTAACGATTGCTTCTGGACGAAGAATCTTACGACCGTATAGATGCATACCACGAACAATGTCAGCAAAGCTGTCAGGGTCACGATATGTCTCAGTTTTATTAATCTGCTCTGCAGTTGCAATAGCAGATGAATGTCCTGCAACAATAACACCCATGTTTGAGGCATTAGAACCACCAGTAGTAGATGGACCTGTACCCAAAGATGGAAGGTTGTTTGAGCTATAAATTTTAAACCCATGTAGGTTATTTAGCACCAAACCGTTTTGAAGTCCAGAACCACCGAAGTCTGAATTTAGAAGACGTGAATCTTCGTCTTTCAGAACCTCAATAAATACCGGGTCCAATACGAGCCAACGTCCTTGTGTATCAACATTTTGCTGATCCATTAAACGTGACATACGGGCAATGATTTGCAATGGAAATGCATTACCTGCTGTGCTTGACTTTGCAGCCGTAGCACCACCTGCACGTGGCTCAATACCAATTGATTGGTTAGCTGAACCTGCTGATCCACTGGAGTTTGTAAAGTCAGATGCATCAAGTGACATAGTTGCCAGCAATTCTGCACCAACTAGGTTTGCACCATCAGAAGCAGTTGATACGGCTTTAGAACCGTTTACAGATGTATTAACTGTACTTGCATTTGCATGAAGTGCAGCTTGTGAAAAACCAGAAAGGTATCCAAGAACTTCTTGGTCCATTTGGTCTGCCAACCGATATGCGGCACGATCACTTGCAAGACTTTGGAAGTTTACATGTGAATGAGCTTCTTCAATATCATCGACTTTAAATGCAAAATAGTTTGCTTTGTCAATGGTCAATGAAAAGTCTTCATCATCCAAATCTTGTGGTGTGATAGTTGTACCACGTTCATAGGCTTTAACGGTGATCTCAGGTTCTTTGATGATTTTTACTGAGTCACCCATTTGTGCAATCTCTCCGAAATAATCAGAGTTAGTAATTGCCTCAACAACAGATGCTTTGCGGAATGCAAGTTGCACCTGTTTGGAGTAGATTACGGGACTAAAATTACCATTAGGTAAGTTTCCGTGACCTGCGGCTGCTGTGAATGCCATTGTATTTCTCCTTTAGCATATAGCAAACAGATGCAAAACTAACTATACTATACAGAGGCTAATTCTACTAGGGTGCATTAATTACAGTGTTGGCCTACACTGTTCATAACGGGCCTTGAGACATTAGGTTGTCCGAAAGAATATGTTGTTTGCTAGGGTAAGTATTAGGTTAGGTAATCCATATAGGGGCTAACCTAATACTCATTATACATATAGTTATAACATAAATAACTAATATGTCAATACTTTTTATCTAGCACTACCAGATAAATCGTAAATAAATTTACCAGTTCTAATAGCTTCCATAATAGCATCTGCATTAGCTTCGTATTGTTGTGAAGTCATACGTTGCACATCAGACTCCCTAATAGAACCAGATTTACCAGTAGCATCAGGTTTACTACGTGATCCACGTGTACTTACAGATTGTTCTGCACCTCTACTACTTTGTGATTTTGTAGGTTTAATATCTCTATCAATTTTATATAGATCAATAGCACGTGCTGCTGAACGAGCATCAGTATCATTATCATAAAGAGCTTCTTGTACCCATTTAGGTTGTTCTTCAGCCCATTCGTGAAAATCATCACTGTCTCGTATTTCGTCAAAGTCAGGATGGATTCTCATTAACTCTGCTTCTGCTTTTTCACGAGAAGCATTAATTCTCATTTCATCAACTGCTTTAACACGATCTTCTAGTTCTGCAGCTTGTTCCTTTGCTTTTTTAATTGCAATTGTTTCTACAATTTTTGCAACATCAGGATACTTATTCATCCAAGCATCTAGCTGTTCATCAGATGTAGGAAGTTTAATTTCTTTACGGGTTACATCTTTTAACTGTGTTTGCAACTTATCGAACTTATCTGTCCATTCTTTTTCTTTTTGTTGCATGTGACGACGAAGATCACCATATCGTTTTTTAAAACTTTTTTCTTCTGAATTTTTAGGTTCAGCTTCTACTTCTTCTGCTTCACCTTTTTGTTCTTTCATTAGTTGCTCTAATTCTTCTTCGTCCTTTTTCATACGTTCTTCATTAGAGTAAGGCTTCGTTACAAAAGCCATTGTTTTTTGTGGTTGTTCCACTACCATTTCTTCAGACATTTTATTTCCTTAAACTGGGGCCACCGTAGCCATGTTGGATGGGGGATGAGTAGCCAGCATATCTAGTTTATTTTACGTGATACTAGTACACGGTCTTATTTTTTATTCACTCTATCCCAATCCTCTTGTAATTTTCTAATGTAATCTGGTGCTTCTTTTTTATCTATGCTTCCGTATCCATTTTCTTGAAGCCATCTTTTTGCTTCATCTCTACCTAATCCTGAAGGTGGTCTAGGTTTAGATGCAAGAGTTTCTAGTGCTTCAATTGCCTGTTTTCTCTCTCTATCTTCTTGAGCACTACTACTACCAGCTAAAGCCTGTGATTTTTCATACTCTGACATAGTATCATATTCTTGTCTAGATACACCTATAACATTAGCTAAATTATCAGCTTCGACTTCTGATTTAAGTTTGGTTTCACCTTCCTTTAATCCACCAAGAAGTTCTGTCATTTTAGTACCAGTTACAACAGCACCATCATACTTATCATCAGATGCAGCTTTTACAGAAGGTTCAGTATCACTTGCTAGTTTTGTAGTATAGGTTTTCCCTTCAAATGGGAATGTATCTTGTCCTGCTGCTCTAGCATTTGCAAAGGCTTGTTCAAAACTACTTAAACCTGTTTCTGTTGGAGATACACTGGATACTATAGGTGTTGCTGTTGGTGTTGAAGGTAGCATACCACTAATTGCAGGATCACCTAGAGTTTGAGAAGGATCAAAATCAATTTCTACTTTAGGAGTTACTGTAGGAGTAGTAAAGTCTATATCTGGGTCTCCTAATCCAAAAAATGCTTGTTCTGTTTGATCTTCTGGAATTGTAATTGGTGTTTCAAACATATATGCAAAAGGATCTTCATCTACACTAGGTGTTGTAGTTGTTACAGTAGGTGTATATAAAGAAGCAATATCTCCCTCTCCAAAAAATGTTTGTTCTGTTTGATCCTGTGTAGGAGAAACAAATGTAGTACCTTCAGTAATTCTAGGATAATTAGAATAATCTGGAATACGTAAAGGTTGGTCTTTGCTTATAACTTCTTTTGCTCTAGCAATTGTTTCTTCGATAGATTGATCAGACGTACCTAATGCCTCTCTTGTTTGTTTAATAAGATCGTCTACAGATGAATCATACGGTTGCGGCAATGTGGCTTCTTGTTCAAAAGCACTTGCTGCTGCTGCAGTTCCTAATGGAGTACGAAGAGCATCAGGCACACTAGGTGGTCCAGATGTTTGAATATTACTATAATCAATTTGACTTATAGAGGGTTGGCCTATAGTAGAAGATACATAAGGGGCAACACTTTGTAGTACATCTTGACCTGATTCATATCCTAAACGTGGGCTAACTCTAGATTGCTGTACAGGAGTTGTAGTTGTAGCTGTAGGTACAACGGGAGTAAGACTATTTAATACATCTTGTACAATGTTTTTACCATAAAATTTTTGTGCCTCACTTATTATTCTGTTGTATCCTTCACTACCTTCACCACCTCTATATTCAGGCGGCAATCTAGGATCATCTATTTTTCCTAAAGATATTGTGTTTTTTAAATTATTAAACAGTTCTTGGTCGTAAGTTTGTGTTTCTTCTATGGGTTGTTGTGCAGTTGCTGTTGGTACTGCACTTGGCCTAGACATTCCTTGCGTGTCATATCTTATACCACCATCTGGAATTTGACCACTTTTAACAAGATTAGATATACTTTTTTTAAGACCATTTAATGATTCATTAGGATCCATAGAACGTTTCGTTGTAGTTTCATAATTTACTACTTCTCCTTTTGTATTAATTATTTCATAGTAATCTTGCTTTGGATTTCCTTCAGGATCAGGTGCATACCTAATTTCATATCCATCTTGATACCCAACTATGTTATCACCTGTTAAAGTTTGACTAGTTTCAACTGGCACATCTCTAGCTGCAACTTCTTCAATTGGGCCTAAAAGATTAGTTATAGGTGCTTGTTGACTTATATCAAATACATCTTGACCACTAAATGCATCTAAAGGTGCTTGTTGACTTATATCAAATACATCTTGACCTCTAAATGCATCTAAATCAGTTTTAGTTAATCCATATGGTAAAACTTCTTCTGGGTTATTTACTGTTGCTGATTGGTTTACATCTTTTATTGCCGTATTTTTTACTTCTGTTTTTACTTCTTCTGGTGCAAGGATACCATCCACAAAATTTGTAATTTTTTCAATAAAATTTGGCCCTTTAATTTTTCCAAGCAAAGTATCACGTATTCTAATTAATTCTTGTTTTTGTTTGCCTGTTGCATTTTTTATACGATCATCAATGGTATTTAAAATTTTACGTTTTTCTAATTTAACGAGTCCGTAAGTTAATAGCCCAAAACCAGATGCACCCATTACACCCATTATAGAAGTAGCTATAGATGAAGAACCATCCGAAAACTTTTTGGCTTCTTTAATATACATATCTAATGGAGAATTTTCCCAACTACCTGCCTTAGTAAATTCATTTTCAGGTAATTCTGGTGCTTTGTCTTTACCAGACTGTGAAGCACGTGTTACTACATCATTAATTTCTTTTACAGTTTCTGTTACTGGATTTACTACCTCTCCCAATTCACCAGTTTCAGGATCATAACGTGAATATCCAGCAGGTATAGGATACATAGGAGAACCACCGTAGTGCATAATAATAATACTATTACCTGCAGCATTACGGTATTCTACAGCTTCCATTATATCAGTAACTACTTTTTCACCTTCCTCTACTACGATAGGCTGTGGACGTACTTGTGGTGTGGAAAGCAAACGGGATCGTGATCCTAGACCACCTGTCTTCATATCTGCACGATCTTTTTCACTACCTTCTTTATCTGCTACTTGAACTACAATTAAATCGTCCATAGTAAAAGGTAGATCATCTGGAATAGTGGCTTCATCTGCATTACCCATTAAACCCATAGCTTCCATCTTTTTTAAACCCATCTTGGCTTCTTGACGCATGTTCATAAGTTCTTTTAAACCTATGTAACGTGTAACGTCTTCAGGAAAAATAAACTCACCCTCACTAATATTGATAGGTATGTCATCACGTACACCTTTTTTAGTGCCGCCTACAGGAACTTTATTCCCTGACTCTTTGTCGATTTGACCACCTTCGTCTTTTAGCATAGAACTATCCTTGTTTTAAAACCTCATCTCTGAGTTTTTGCAATCTTCGTAGCATATAGATTGCACCTTGTGACCTATTTATAATTGCTACATTATCTGCTTGTTCCATAGAACGGTGTTGTTGTTCTATTAACACATCTATATAATTACTGAAGTGTTCCCATTGCTTCTGGTTGCTCACCAGACCCTTCAACTTGCTCAACTGGTTGTTGTTCATTACCACTAAATCCTTGTTCCTCTGGTAAAGGTGCTTGTCCTGTGCCTATGGTTCCACCACCTGCACCTGTTGGGTCTGCAGGATTAGCTCCTGCTGGTGGTTGAACTTGTTGTTGTTGCTGAAAACCTTTCATAAGCTCTGCTTGGACAGCAGCTTCATTCATATTGTTGGTTACCTTGTCGGGATCAAGGTCGAGAGACTTTGCAATCTCACGAATAATATATTGAAACTTTGCAAATGGTGCAAGTGCTGGACTACTAGCAACCTGCATAAACTGCATAAGTCTTTGACTACGTACTTCATTAGCCATTAGACTTTCAGTTCCACGTGCTTTAACTTCTAAATCACCCTTTATATCTGGGTTAAAGTTAAACTGCATATTAAATCTAAATAGACCTTCTCCTAATGGTCTAAGTAAATAATCATCTACGTTTTTAATTACGTTTTTGATACTGCCCTGTGCTGCACCCATTAGCATACTAATGCCACTAGCAGTACGGCCTACACCAGTAACACCTGTTTGACCATGTGCAAATGATGGGAAGCCAGTTGACTCATCTGCAAGCACACGTGCCTTATCAAATAGTTGCATATTTTCTGCAGAAACATTTGGAAATTTTGTACCAAAGATAGCTTGACCCGGAGCACCACCTTGTCTCCTAAATACTTTACCCGGATATACTGATAAGTCTTGACCCGGAACTAAGTTTGTTTCATCTACCTCAATAAGAAGATTACCAGATAATACAGCATTGTCAACTGCCATTCTCATAAAACCATTCATAAGAGTTTGAGTATCATCCATATTTTCTGCAATACCTACCCCAAAGAATGAATATGGGTTAAGTTCATATGGTGCAGCCATATATGGGATAGTTGCTGGTTTAAATGGATTTAATACCATACGAAGAAGTTTACCATTACAAATCCAAATATTTGCTTGTAATTCATCTACTTCTTCTAATTCACTAGGAATATCTACACCTTGCTCTATAAGCATTTCTGTGTCACACATACCCCAATACTCAAGAACCTCAAAACGTTCTACACCATGTTCTGGTGCATACTCTGAAAGATCGTCTTCCCAAGATTCTCTATTGTAGTTTTCACCCAAACTTATTGCTTCGTCAATTATACTTGATCTAAAATAAGGACGTTTCTTTAAGCTACGTAATTGAGTACGAGACATTTTATGACGTTCAATTACATACTGTGCTTCATCCATATTGTTTGCATCTGGGTCTGGATAAAAGTTCCACACAGAAACGTGAGATACCTGTGGCACTGTTTTAAATACAGGATCGTACTCACCGTCTTCATTCCAGTTAGGGTACTCTTTATCTACAGCAAATGGCCCTTTCATTACACCTGTACCAAACAAAGCCATTTCAAATGCAGTACTACGTAGATGTTTTGATGCATTCGATTCCATCAACTGATCATGGACTTGTTTTTCCATTGTCTTAGCTGCAATCATAGCAGGACTAAATGTAACTGCTGTAGGTGTTTTACCTGCACCCTCTTTAAGATAATCTATTTTAGATAAATCATCTTTTAGTGGGCCAAGGCTATCTAGCAATGTTTTAGTAGTTGCACCTTTTGGAAACTCTTTACCATCACCTGTGTATCCATAAGGACTTACATTCTCACTAGACTTACTACGTAACGGTTCTGGTTCTTTAGGATCAAAGTGTACATCTTTAACTACACCGTCTGGTAATTCTGTAGGATCAATGCTAAGAGGAAATTTATTGTTGGCAAATAGTACGTCTACAATCTGACCATATGCAGCAAGTGTTTTTGTTTTAGTTACTTTGATAAATACCCTTGACTTTTCAGCTTCAGTAAATTGTACATCAGTTCCATATATACCACGATAATTACGGTAGGCACGTAGCCACCGATCTTCATCTTGTCTACGATAATCTTCAGAACGATGATACCGTTCCATTATAAATGGAATAATATTAGATGTCTGTATATCCTCTTCAGAATCTTCTGAATCTTCAAGAACTATTGCATCATCTTCAATAAATACGTCATTATCTTCTGCCATTTACTTTTCCTTAATAGCCAAATACTGGGTCAGAAACCCTCATTGTTCTTTGTGGACCACCTCTAGGGTCATAGTCAAATATACTAAATCTAGGTCTTGACATTATACCGTATCTTAATGCATCGTACAAGTGATCTTCTGATGTGGTGTCAATATCTTCTGGATTTCTTTTGTCAATAGGTAGTGCAGGTAATTGTGAAATTAAATTTGTACAGTTATTAAAAAATACTATACGTGGTTCTTCTGTAAATTCATCTATTTGTAAACGTCTATGTATTTCATTTTTACCTGCTACACGAGAACCTCTTGATCTATCTGAAGGTCGCCACCTGCATCCTCGTTGTATCATTTGTTCTGCAAGGCTAGGTCCAGTATCACCACGTTTGTGCCACAAGCTAGAGTCTAATACACCGTACTTTATGTTACCGTCTTCTGCCTCTAGGTCTAACACCATATCGGCTAGATCGGTAGCTAAAACTTTACTGACGTATAATTCTCTATATACGATAAGTTGCTCATCAGGCGATACGGCAAACCAAAGCACACCACTGTAAGAACCGTAACCGTAATCACAAGCTCTAAATTTAACCCAGTTACTAGGGATGTAATAAGGTTCAACAACATGTACGTTTCTATCAAATTCAGTAAATGCAGCACCTTCTTTAATGTCCCAATCACCGTCTAGCAACTGTCTACGTTGTTGTTCAGGTAATGACAGAAGCATTGCTTCGTAGTCACCTTGTTCTGCTAGGTAAGGATTGTCGGTAAGACGGGCAGGTATAAACCTACGTTTGAATAAAGACTTGCCAGCTTTTGCATGTCCAGAAGGATAACGTAAGACTTCACCTGTGTCAATATCCGTTGCATCAAAAGATGTCCCATATGGTGCAGGATCAATAAACATTTTTTTGACCCAATGGTGGCCTCTACCACCGGGGTTAGTTGTAGCCCTCATGTATACTGGTAAATCTTGTGCAGTAGAACGTAGCCGTGATCTCATGTAGTTCCAAGCAAATGGGGTAGGCCATTGTGTTAATTCGTCAAAGCCAATCCAACTAAATGCCAAACCTTGATAACGTAATACGTCTTCTTCTCTATCCAAGTAAGACATCCACAATCTTGCACCAGAGGGTGCAGTCCATTGCATCTTACGTTCTGACCACTTTATACCGGGCCAAATTTTAGGATACATTTCTTGAGACTTAAATATAAGTTCCCTAAGTTCTTCCGTAGTGTGCCGTAGGAGCAATCCTGAGAAGGCTGGATGGCCCATAAATCGTAGAGGGTCTGCCAACATTGCATACGACTTACCACCACCTGCAGAGCCACCGTACAACACTTCACGTTCACCTGCTGCAAGAAAATCTGTCTGGGGGCCAGCATTAGGTTTAAATATTATGTTGTGTTGTTCTTCTACAGGAAGCTCAGTAACTACAGGTTCAGGCTGCGGAACTACTTTCTTCGTTGTTTTTCTTGCTGTTGAGCCTCTTCGTTTCAAGGGCTTCTGCCTTGGCGACCGCCTTTTTTGCATAGTCTGCCCATCTGCGAAGGCTTCTAGCTTGGTTGTACCGTCTTCTTTCATTATCTAACCGTTTCTTTAATCCTACGTGTGATATGTATCTACCTGTATTTCTGGATAACCAGTTAGCAACCTCACGATATGAGTATTGCTTTAGATACTTTTTAGCCTGTTGTAGCTTGTCTAGCTCGTCGGGTATTGGTACTAAGACTTCACTATCATCAGGATGTAGTTCGTAGCCAAACGGGACAGTTCGTGCAATACGAGGGATTTCTATCCACTCATTATCTTCTTGTAAATCTGTTGGTTGTGGTAGTTTCCAAACGCCAGTTTTAATCGTCATATTGTATCTGTTTTGGTGGCATGAGCATTACACCACCTTTTGCTTCTACTTGCATCTTTTCTGTTTTTACTAGGCCAGTACGATCTAGTAATTCTTTTGCTGCTTGCATTTTATCACGTATGCCCAATTCTGTTGGGTCCATTAAAGCACCCACCATTGCAACTGCAGCTTGGGGTGCATTACGTGACATATACATATGTGTAGCATCTAGTATTTCTTCTTTTAAACTATTTACTACTTGTGTAGTTGAGGTTGTATCAGAATAACCAGCAAGTTTTTTAGCATGAGCTACATTACCTGCTGCCTCGTCAAACAAGACATCTAAAAACTTTTGTTGTTGTTCTGTTAATTGTCTACTCATATTACATCATCTCAAAATGTGGGCCATCAATAAATGGTCTACGGTTCTGTGATCTACGCAAATCAATGTACTCATTCATTGCGTCTTCCATAGTACCTACGTACTTAGTAATATCTCCTACTGACCAAGCTGCACCCCATTTAATAGGGCAACCTATTTCATTAGCAGCCTCTGCCATTGCATCTGCAATGTTATCGTAAACATTTAATTCCCAAACTACATTTGATCCATCATATGCAACAAGGTCTACAGCATGGCTATAGCCTGTATCTTGAATCAAATGCTTAGAGTTCATAGTTTGTGAACGTCCTGAAGCATACAGTTTTTTCTGTTCTTCTAATGTACGTACACCATATGTTACACCAAAGTCTACTGTAGTCAATTCAATAGCACGTTTAACTGTGGCTACCATATCAGGGTGAACACCCTCTAGTTTATTTAATGATCGTTTGCTTAGTTTAAATGCCATTATTTTTTCTTTCTGTTGTCTTTGACAGATATAACCATTCCACCTTTACGATAGTCTGTTGAACCTTTAGATTTTTTCTGATAATCTTCTCTAATTTTTTTTATTTTTTTGTATGATTTTTTTCCACTTTTTTCTAGTTCATCATACATTTTTCCTGCACTATCATCTTTACCATATTCATCTTTATAGTATTTAGAAAGTGCAGCATCTCCTGCGTTTTCTAGCATGGACCATACTTCAGCAGGACTTTTACCGTATTTTTCTATAAACTTACTATATCCTAATTTCTTTTCATCACGTTCTACTTTAGCCTGTGCTTTATCTATCTTATTTTGTATTTGATCAAATGTATCTTTAGATGGGTCTATATTTACATACTGTTGAGCACCTGTTGCTGTTTTTCTTAACTTAATTTGTTTCTTTTTACTTTTCTCAGCCATTTACTTTCTCCCAAAAAGTTTAGTAGCAGACCTTACACCAAAACTGGCAGCAACAATTACACCTAAAGTATACTGATACCAATCGGGCATAGTCTCAAGGGCTGTAAATCCATTGGCAACTACCCCTCTACCCCAATCCCCTGTAAATACAAGTATAAGGGGTATACTAAAGAGTATAGTCAACCATTCGTCTTTCCAACTATTCTGGCTACCTTGAGCCATAATTTTTTCCCAGTCTGCTTCACTCGTTGCACGAGAGAGCATAATCTGTGCTTCAGCTTCAGACTTAGCAACCATTGCACGGGTTTCTGCAGCTTTTGTTTCAACTTTTCCATTTAACCATGTTCCTGCTAATTGAGTTATTGGTCCTATCAATGCTTGAATCATAGGGGTATTCCTTTTGATTTATTTTCGAAAGACATCTCTACACATTTAGTAATTACAAAAGCATCTGGAGTAGGTTTAGTTTGCTCTAGCTTTTGAATCATTACTGCTCTATCTGCCTCACACATTTCTTGATTTGCATATAGTATTTGATTTGAACCTACCTGATGATTACCACCCAGAAAAAGAATTAGAACAATAATATACATCAGCCTGTACCACGATCAGTCTTGGCCTCTTTGTTCATCCAAATACCAAAACAACCTGTCAATGCACCCATACAAACAGATACAAGTCCAGCTTGTCCATTTGTAGGATCGGGTAAAGACATATACCAGTGTACAGACTGATATGTTAAGATAGTTACTACAAGCATCATAAGTCGTGGAAATACTTTATAGTTGTCAATGATTGTACTTGCCATATTGTTTCCTTTCTACCACACTACAAAGTTTACATTTTGTCCTTGTCTAAGAAACAATCTATTTCCTTTATGTGGGTGGTATGTGTATGCATCCTCATACTTATACTTATCTGCTTTTTGTTCCATTGCTGTTTTTGAAGTTTCTATAACTTCTTTTTTTGCTGTACGTTCTGTTGGCTTTACTTTATCAAAAGGCATTTGTGGTAACGGTAGATAATCCAATAAACCTAAACTTACATTCATGGTTTAAGTCCTTCTAAATCTAGCCGTTTTCTTTGCAATCTTTTTAGGTTGAGCCACAAACTGCTTACCTGCCTTCGTGCCTTCTCGTTTGGCTCGTGAAGTTGCTGCATACTCAGAAGGGCTGAGAGACTTAATAGCAGCAGTAGGGAGATAACGTTCTCCCGTTTTAGCACTAGGCTTACCACTTTTAGTTCTCCACTTCTGTTTAGTCCAAGACTTTAGGCTTTTTTGTGACTTAGCAAGGGGCATTATTAACGACCCATAAACCTATTTCTACTTCTTGGAGTACGTCTAGTTGGTGTGGGCCTTGGTCTAGGACGTGTAGTTGGTTTACCCCCTCTACCCCTAACTGGACGATTACGTGTTGGACCAGTACCTAAACCTGCTGGTGGTGCTGGTGGTCTTGGTCTAGTAGGACGACCAGTTGTACGATTACCACCTCTTGGAATACGTGCATCTGATTTTCCACCCCTAATTTGAGTTCCTCGACTAGGACCAGTTGTACCACTACCACCTCTGCCTCTGACGGGTGCACCTAATTTACGCATTTCTTGTTGTAGCATACGAATTTGATTCATAACATTTTGTCTGTCTCTAGCAGAAATATTAGGCCGTTGTAAATCCATTCTTGCTCGACGTAGACCAAAACTCATGGCTTTTCGTTTTTCAGATGGGGTAAGTTGAACATTTCGTTGGCCTTTGTATTTTTCTTCTAATTGTTTGTTAAAATCCTGTTCTGCTTTCATCGTTAGACCATACCGTTGATCAAGTTTTGGGTTTGCAAAACCATACTTACCTTGCTGTTGTCTGCCTCCTCCTGCTTGTTGTTGCATTCGAAGTGCTTGTTCTTGTTGCATTCGAAGTGCTTGTTCTTGTAGCATTTGTTGCTGCATTTGACGTTTAGGTATAGTACCTTTAATTCCTGCCTGTGCTTGTTGTAATTGACGTTGGCTAGGAGTAAAGGTAGACTTTCCAGCCTTACCTCTTTGACTTGCATTAAAAGCATTTATCAATTCTTGTGGAGCAAGATTAGCTTTCCTAGCTGGGGCAGCATTAGCTCTCTTAGCTGCAGCAGAATTAGCAGCATTAAATCTAGATGCAGGAATAGCTTCTGCTATTTTTGTGGGTGTGGCAGCATTACTAGCTTTACGAGCCTTGGGGGCAGGTACTGCTTCTGCTCTTTCTGCTTTTGCAGGAGCTACTTGACCACCTACATTGTATGATCTAGCACGAGTCTTTTTTGTTTTTGTTGTTTTTGCTTTACGTGTTGTTTTGGGTTTGGGTTTGCTAGGCATTATCTGTATCCTCCACCTTTAGCTTTGTATTGTTTTGCAAGCATTTGGGCTTTACGTGCAGACCACTGCCCAGCTTTACCTCCCTTAGTGCCAGATTTAATTTTATTAAAAAGGTTTTTACGCATTGTAGGATTAGTATAATTACCTGCTTTGTTCACCGTAGATTTTGTTGTAGATTTCACCACGACTTATTCCCATATCTTTTAGATTTTTATCTGACATATTTTGTAGCTGCCAATAAGCTACTCGTTTTTCATTTGATTCTTTAATGAAATTATATATACGTGTTAGCATTTCTATCTCCTTTATGTTAGCCCTAACAAGGCTTATGGAGATAGTTATATCATAGTTTATACATAGTTAGAATTGCAAATACGGAATACCCGTTATTTCTTTTTCTTACCCATTCCACCACGCATCATTTTCTTTTTAGGCATCATGCCACCACGCATCATGGGTTTTTTACCCATACCGCCTCCACGCATTGGTGTCTTCTTTTTCATTGCTCTGGGTTTCATTGCCATTAGACTGTCTCCTTGCCCTACGATCTAATACGAGAGATTTATACTCTTCTTCTGGGTATACTTTGTAGTACCCCAGTTTTTCTAATTGTAAACTTGCATCGTCTACTTGACTTAACGATTGAATAAACAACATAGCATATTCTTTGTCTATGCTAGATTCCCAATCGTGTTCATATAAAAAATCTAACTCTGCATCTTCTGCACCATAGTCAGGATGAAATCCCATTATGTGCAAATCTTTTTCGGAATACTTATCGTTAAGATAATCAACATAGTAATTAAACATTTCTATGTCAGGATAATTATAAGATGCAACTACAACTAATTCATAGTTGTGATTATGGAATACTTTAGCTTCTTTTTCTGTAGTATACACTAAACCAGTAGTTTCTACAACATTTACTTTACGTTGTTTCCATGCTTGTTTAGCAAAAGGGCAAGCAGGTAGGCCACCCAATGCTTCGTTAGGTACTTCTAACACATTGAGTGACCAGCTACGTAAGTCTTTCTCTATGCTCACTTGTAGAACATACCACCTTTACGCATGTCCATGTGACCCGTCTTCATCATCCCACCACGTTTCATGTAGCCCATTTTATTACGTACTGCTTGAGGAAGTTTCTTCAAACCTTTTTGATTTGTTTTAGGTGCAATAAGCCCACCCTTATTACGTTCTTGCCTATCTTTACCCGTATCCTTTAAATTACGTTCCATTTTACGTATAGCTGCATCTTGTTTTTGTCTTTGTGTCATACGTTTTAGTTTAGCAAGATTACGTTTAGCTTCTGCACTTAACCGTTCTCTAGCCTCTAGATTACGTATAACCATTTTAATTTGATTGTCCGTAGGATTGCCAATAACCTCACCATCTTTAGTAACACCATTTGTAGTATTACCTACCATCATGTCACTGTCTTTTAGTTTAGGTTTAGCACCGATACGTTCTATACCTTCCATTCCCTGTACAGACACACCCTTATCTTTACGAGCCTCTGAACTAAGTGTAGCACCAGCTTTACGAGTACGTGCTTGGTCTGACTCACGAGACAAACGATTAAGACGATTCAAAAGAGTACGTTCTTCTTTTGTAATATCACCTTTTTCTCTTTTAGTTTCTAATTGAGATACGACCTTAGAACGTTCACGTGAACCTTTAGATGCTGCTTCTTCCATACGTGCAAAGGATTTACTGCCTTGTGTAATTTTTTCTTTACCACCACGACCATATTCTTGTTCGTATGCAAATCTGTCATCTCCACCAGTACGGGCATTTATACGACCTGCAGCTTCTTCTGTTGTAGTTTTACCTGTAGCAAACCTAAAACCTGTACCCTGTGTTCCTTTTTTACTTTTACGTTTTTCTTTAATTTCATCTCGCATTTCATTTCGAGCTTCACGTACACCTTTAACAACATTGTCTGTTCGGGTATCTACTTTCTTAGCAGCTCTAAGTTTTTGCAATTGTTCTGAAGCCATAGCACTAGCTTCTTTTTTAGTCATACCTTCTTTAGCTGCACGTTTAGCTAATTTAATTTGCATCTCTTCATCAAATGCATTTCTGTCTACAACATCCATATACTGTTTGTAGCCTTTTTTAGAGAACCTAGTATCTACACCTGCTTCTCTTTTAACTCTATCTTGTGCTGTAGTGCTGGCTTTTTTAGCTGCTTTAGCAGCCCTACGTGCTCCACTAAGTATTCCCATTGGTTTATCCTCTTACCATTTAACTTTGTGTGACCAATACTTGGCACTCAACTTAGTTGTTGGCTTGCCTTGTGCATTGTGTCTTGCATAATAGCTCCGTTTACGAGCTTTATCTCTGGCTGTTGTAGGAGACTTACCTGCACCCTTAACACCCTGTTGTCCAAATCGTACAACTTTATACTTGCCACCTTCTGATGCCATTACTGCATGTGATTTAGTACTGTGACTAGGAGTACGTTTAGGTTTATTAACACCACTTAAACCTAACTGCCTCATTTTATTCTTTACACGATCAGGTATTGCCATCAGTCCATCCTTCTGCTCTCATAGCCCACTCTACATGCTCTAAAGTAAATGGTCTACCATAATGATTCTGTACAGCTTCACGTACATAAAATACATCACTATGAGGGATATGCAAATTATCAATGTTCTCGTCTAATACGTGACGATAAAATTCTTCAAGAACATTGTCTGTATATAGTTTTACTGATTTTTTAGCCATTGTCAATACTTAATTACAAAATAGTACAAATTAATATCACTAAACGTATAGTTTAAGTGACTACATTGTACGTGTCTTAGTTATTATTGTTATTATATTTAGTAAATGGTACATTTAAAGTGTAGCATTGTACGTGTAACAGTTAAAGTGTAGGCCACCTAAATCTGTTTTATATAGTTTTACACATTCTGTGACACGTGTCAACCCCTAATCTTTATATATGTTTAATTTTAGGGAAATCGTTCTTCAAAACACCCCTTTCTAAGAACACTATTCTCTGTAAACCACTATATATGTAATGTGGTTAACACTTCATTTTTCCTGATCTGTGTATTTCTGTGTATACATATACGTATACCCCCCGTGTGGCCCCTGCCTGACCCACCTCATGCAGCATGTAGCATACATGTTAGGCATATGCAATGCATGGTGAACATGCATAATGCATATACATCCACCATGTAGGAAGAAATCCCTTCACTTTCAGTGACTTACAGTCTAGGGGAAACTGTTATGCAATCAGTTGCCATGCAATAGCATGAAAAAAAGGGTGGGATTTTCACGGCAAGGGTGTGTTGCAATGCCGATGCATAAAATACCCTACCCCTCTTAGGGGTGGTGGCTGTTGAACCGTCCAACATTGGACAGTGAGAACAAACAGTGAACCAGCCTCACGAGTTTCGTGCACGAACTTCGGTATCGAAGATACCTGCAGTCACACGGGAAACGGCATGGGCAGAGGATCGTGTGAAGCTGAAATCACCTACTCTATCTCTCTAGTGTTACAGATAGTTTTCTATCTCTCCCTTTAGGGTGAGAGAGATATAAAACTCTCTTATGTAACACTTAGAGATAGAGAAAGGGCCAAACGATGGCAAAAGCAACTGCAAAAACTCAAGTTGAAGGAACTTCAATCAATGCCGACATCAAAGAGGGCAAAGCCCTTGGGTCAATCTGGCGGCAGACTAACAGTCTCAAGCAAACCATCAAGGCCAACGGCTTTGACACACGGCTTGGAAAGCTGATGCAAAAGCTGAAAGCACAGTCATCCCTTGACTCTGGTCAAATCTCTCGGCAAGTGCTGACTACCTACGGTATCCACTGCATTGATCGTCGTCGCCGTTCAGAAGCTCTGTGGTTCGTTGAAAACGAAACTGAGGTTCGTGCCTTCATCGAAACCTCTGGTTTCAAAGGTTCATCCCTTACAGCTTTACAAGCTGCAATGCGTAAAGCTGCCAAAGGCAGTGACGAATCAGCTAAAGCTGAACAACCTGCTAAAGCAGAACCGTCCAATGTTGGACAGTCTGATGAAGCACCAGCTAAAGCTGACAAGCCACCTGTCACACGTCAAGTGATGGTGAAAACCATCATCCGTCAATGTGAGCTTAACGGCCTTGATCTTGAAAAGATCATTGAGGATCTGATGGCATCACTTCCTACGGAAGCAAAGGTGGCTGCATGATCAGCCGCCACACACATCAAACTAGTGTTAGGTATTTATTACCTAGCACTAAACGTGACATTGAACAGTGGCAGCTTGATGCTGCTACTGATCAATTCTATGAATTGGCATCACAGGAAGCAAACCGTAGTGTGATCGAAGATCAAACATGTCCAACATTGGACACTTTGATTGCCAACACGAAAACGCCTGAACAAATGTTCGAGCAATCACCCACACTGATATATGACAGTGGATGGAAGGACGTGAGTAATGACTAGACGTGAGATCAAACGGTTGAACCGTAACAGAACCATAGGCTGGTTTCTGTTAGGTGTAGGCTGGACCGCAACCGCAATGCTGATTGCTTTGCTGCCTTTGGTGTACAATTAATTGTCTTACAGTTATATAACACTTGAATCTTTAGTGAAAGTGTTATATAACATGTATAGACATTAAAAACGGAGTTGTGAAATGTACTCAGATTTTTTCAGTGACTTGTACAAAGATGTACATGGTTTTCGTCCACGTTATGTGGAAGAAACGCCAGAGATGTTGGAATACCTCATGCAAGAGGTGGAATCTCAGATTGCACAGGAACGTGCAGATGAGGATGCATCCATTAATGCTTGCATGGAAGCTGGTGCACCCGACATAGACACTGCAATGCGGTGGCTTGAGGAAGCTAACGTCCACAGTATGTGGGCTTAATTGAAACCGTCCAATGTTGGACACTTTTAAACGGAGTTTACTTATGCAAATCACAATGGCCTCTGCAGCTACTGGCAATGTAAATACTATGACGATTGATGTTACAGAGCAGCAACTTGCTGATTATGTAGCATCTGGCAAGTGTATACAAGATGCTTTGCCTCACTTGTCTGCCGATGAACGTGAGTTTCTTATGACAGGCATCACACCCGATGAATGGGATGAATTATTTGGTGAGTTGGACGAAACTTATGACGATCATTATGTATAGTATAAGTTATATATACTTGATCTTTAGTGAAAGTATATATAACGTATACATATACTAACCACCATCGAAACCGTCCAATGTTGGACACTTTAACGGAGTTAGTCAAATGACTTACCAAGTACACACCACCTTCAAATCTAACAACATAAAGGTTGGCAAAATACCCGTCACAACCACGTCAGCAGATACATGCCCTGATGTTTGCCCCTTCAACAATGATAATGAAGGTGGTTGCTATGCAAACGGTGGCCCATTAGCAATACATTGGGGTAAAGTGACACGTGGTGAACGTGGTGATGATTGGCCTACATTCATTGCCAATGTCAAATCCTTCAAGGATGGTCAGTTGTGGAGACACAACCAAGCAGGTGATTGTCCGGGTGATGGTAAACGTCTGGATGCTGATGCATGTGACGAATTGGCAGATGCCAATGAGGGTAAAAAGGGTTTCACCTATACTCACTATCCCGTATTGACTGACAAGCATAATGCACAGGTGGTCAAACGGATGAATGGGAAAGGTTTTGTGGTCAACCTGTCTGGCAACAATCTTGCACATGCTGATGCATTGTATGACCTAGACATTGCACCTGTGACCACAGTGTTGCCAGAGGCACAAACCACCAACACCACCACACCCAAAGGCCGTAAGGTGGTCATATGTCCAGCCACGATACGTGACGATGTGACATGTGCCACATGCCAACTGTGTGCTAGAAACCGTGATGCAATCGTTGGTTTCCCTGCACATGGTAGCAGCAAACGTAAAGCAAATACCGTAGCACAAGGAGTGTAATGATATGTTCACAACTACGAATAACATTTATGTTAGATACATGGGCCATGAGATTTCCATTGCCCAACATGTTTCAAACGGCATCACATCAGTGCAGGAAGTGGGTATACTACCTGCCAGTGAGAATATGCATATCGTAAGATATGATGCCGTACTGCCTAGTCTAATTGCAGCATTAGAGGATATACGAGATGAAATCGACAAAGGTAACATACCGCAATCCTGTAGCTAAAGCTATGTTACAGGAACGTAAATCACCCCAAACAGTTCCCCCTAAAAAGGGGAACAAAGCAAAACGTAACCGTA